ATAGTTATCTTACAGTCACCGATTACTTGAACCAAGAAGACATCCATACTGTCTTTATGTCTTGGGTACGAACCAGAAAACTGTCCAAATCCAACAAACGCAATGTTTGTTATTTGAGGTCTTCCCTTCGTATATTCGTCTTTCTTTGGAGCGGGTTCAACAAAGAACTTCTCCATTTCTGCAACAAGGTTTTTTGCAAACTGAGGTGCAGAAGGTCTTCTATGAAAAGAGTTTAATCCTAGTCTTTGTTTCTCACGATTCCAGTCATATAACTCTTGTGGATGAGTATCAACAAGGTGCAACATGTCGTTCCAGTCCCACTGAAAAGGTATCTTAGACCACCAGTGTTTCTTACTGCGAATCTCTTCCCTATGTTCTTCAAACACTATTGAATCCAACAAACAGGATATACACACCAGTAAGGATTAGCGAATCCTAACATCCATGCGATAAGAATCCATAACGGTATTTGTATCCATGTTTTACCCTTAGACCATTCTCTAAATTGAATAGCATAAGGTGATAACTTATTAAACAACCACTGTGTCATTTATTTGTTACCTATATTATACTTGGGACACAACTCCCATTCTGCTTTATCTTTGAAACCGATTATTTTGATTTGTCGTAGAGGGGCGCATTCTTGACATACTTCTTTGTTTTGAATCTCAACTAATCCCCAGTCAGATAACAATGTTGCAATTGTATTTCTACGATGCACGTCACTCTCTTCTAGATTTGCTTTCTTTCCGTCCAACATAAACAACTCTTTAAAATGGACAATATAGTATCGTCCCTGTTTATGTAAGATATGACAGGATTGAAATAGTTTTTGTTCTTTGCGTGATGCGACACCGATACGAGTCAGAGTCTCACGAACTTTAAGGAAGTCATCTGGTTCTGCTAGAGTTACCTCTAACATGTTCACAGGAGCCCATTTTACTAAATTACTTTCTTCCACCTTTATTCACCTTTTCTTTTATTTCTTTTAACTGAGAAGGTGATAAGAGATGTAGGCATTGTTTAGCTTTTTCATTGCTGTATCCATAGTATTCTTTCACCGACTCAAGGTCATGTTCTAATTCAGGTTTTACCCACTTAGAGAAACGTTTTCGTTTCCTAATTATATTTATAAGAAATGAATATTGTAGACGGGAATCTAGATGGTGATATCGGTTCATCTCATTCGCAATTACAGCGGTATCAGAGAAATACGATAGACTACGGTTAACCATAAAGGAATTATATGATTTCTCATCTTCTGGAGTAATCATAATGTCCTTCTTGGATAGGTTGATACTGTTTACATAATTAAAGGGATTCATTGTTTCTCACACATAAATGTCAATTAGAGTACCCTTCTTAGTAGAAGGATATCCGTATTTGTTCTTAATATACCTAGAGCGGTTGTACATCAACTACTATACCACACTTGTCAAGGAAAGTCAATCCTTGGTCACCTTTGGGGTACTCTTCTGCATAGACAACTCGTTCGATTCCAGACTGGTGGATGAGTTTGGCACAGTCAACGCATGGTGCGTGTGTTGTGTAAAGAACTGCACCCTTCGTCTGTTCCGTTGAAGCTGCAACTTTCGTGATTGCATTCGATTCCGCATGTATTACCTCTGGTTTAGTTTTTAAAGTTTCTACAAAGTTATCTGGTTCGCCAGGCAACGCTTTATTTACAACGGTAGTATGTTCACAGTTATTGTCCCATCCACTAGGCATACCATTGTATCCAATAGAGATGATTCTATTATCTCTTACGATAACTGCACCTACCTGTAATCTTCTGGCACTAGATAGACTCGCATAAACTTTTGCGGTCTTCATATGTGCTACATCCCACTTATCCAAAATCGAATTCCATCTGTTTAGGTAACCACTCGTTATTCACTTTGACCATGGTTACTGGTTGATGTTCTACTTTCTCTTCACTTTTTGCAACAATAATAACATAGTCACCTGTATCTTTGTGGATACGATTACCAAATTTGTCTGTTGTTACTTGGTCGAGAACGTTGGATACTTGTCGTAAATATTTAATCATTTAACACCTTCGCAATGTCTGGACGGAAGTATCCGTCAGGTTTCATAATCTTACCGTCTGCATTCTTAACGACTTTACCGTCAACGAACTTAGACATATTGGATGCACGGACTTCATTCCATACTGCATCAAAAGGAATATTCAATACGGATGCCATACCCATAATGACCCACACCATATCTGCAAGACCATCCGCAACTTCTACGAGGTCTCGTTTATGGAATGCTTCCCATGTTTCGTTATACTCTTCTGTGATTAGAGACATGTACAGGTCTGCCATGTCTGATTTGATATCTTGAGGAAACTTCTGTTCCCCTTGCATCATGAACTGTTCTACTTGTTCTTGATAACTCATAATAAATCCCAACCGTGATTTGCTATCGCATTTAAAATAATAAAAATACATGTTGCCATGTGTGTTAACCACCAAACAGTCCGAATGACTGCTATGGTGTTTGCTTGTTGGTCAGTCTCTCCGACTTTCTCACCAAGACTTTTTGCCCAAACCCTCCACCATTTTTGCACTAAAACCATCCTATTATAATGTTAATCATTATGATGTATGCACACAATAAATTGGAGAGTACTATAAACGTGCGGATGTATGAGATTCTATTTTCATTCTCAACATCATACCCGTCTTCTTCATCAAAAGAACCGAGTGCATGTTTCCATATCGTCCAAAATTTGTTCATGATTATTTATACAAACTCCACATTTGCCATGCATTCAGTCAGACATGCAACAAGGTTTAGTTCGTGGTCAGCGACAAACGCATTCTTGTATTGATAATCAGCGAGTATCAAGACCAGTTGAGGTATAGATGTTGGTGCAACTTTACCCTCCATGGAGTCATAGATACCACGGAAGATTGCGGCAGGTTCGGTGTCCATATTGTTGACCACCCAACTACGCATCTTCTTGAAGTCTTTGGATTTCAATGACTGGAAAAGTAAACCGTAGTTTGCATTACTCTCGTTAATGAGAACACCAGTGTCCAACTTACCAGAGATAGAATGACGTTGTGCTTCATTAAGTACACGTCTCCAGTCTGGTGCGTACCTACCAATTAGTCCCGCAATAACATCATTATTATATGTGACACCTTCACCATCAAGGATGATTTGTAGTCGAGTCATGAACTCACCACAAAGTTGTGCCATTTGTTTTTTAGATGTGTTGAACTCATACACACTGCAACGAGAGTGTAGAGGTTCGATTACTTTGTTCTTGAAGTTGCAAGTCAGAATGAATCGACAATTCTGAGAGAACTCTTCGATAAAACCACGCAGTGCGGGTTGGGTTGACTGTGCATTAAGGTAGTCCGCCTCATCAAGGATAACAACCTTGTAACCGCCTGAGAGAGAAACGGATGAGGCGAACTGTTTAATTTTACCACGTAGGGTATCGATGTTACCCTCTTCTGAACCATTGATGACAATATAGTCAAGTCCTAGTTCGTCACATATCGCACGTGCGATTGTAGTTTTACCAGTACCCGCAGTACCAGTGAATAACATGTTGGGGATTTCGCCCGAGTCTACAATCTTTTGGAAAGTATCTTTCAGGTCTTGGGGTAGAACGGTAGTTCCAATTAGTCGGGGTCTGTACTTCTCAACCCAGAGGAATTCTTTAGACATAATGTCTCCATAATAATAAAAGTGTTTCTAATAATATACATTGTACACTATATGAAACAAATAGTCAAGAAAAAATTCGGGGGTGGAAAGGAAAGGAACTCTCACACCCCCACGTCACGAGGAACGCAACGTTTACTCTTCAACTCCTTGTTCGGATTGATACTCCTCACATAGTTGAATAATTTGAACCGCTTGGTCTCTTAGTTGACCAATGGTTGATAATTCCTCACCCTTGAATCCACCTCGTTGTACAACAGTATCAATTACTGCTACTGTAGAACGAGAAACTCTGTTACCAAGTTCATAGATTGAAGAGTGGTCTTTTTCTGCTTGTTGTGCTTTTGCCATCTTTATGCTCCGTAGTTAGATGTTTTTTCTAGTGCAATAAAGTATTCAATCGTGGATTGTTTACTTGCAAATTTTGAAATAAGTTTCGAACTGATACTTACATCAAAGTCTTCGTTGACAACTTTTATGTTACCAACATTCATGATGAAGTTGAAATCAACATCATCTGGGTACGTACCCTCTACATCAATAGAGAATACATTACTTGTTGCGTCTTTACTGTCAATGACTGATAAACGAATCGCACCCGTCACAGGTGTAATTGATATCTCATCGTGACCTAAAGCTGCAGCGGCACGTTTTACTTTGCCCAATGTATCTGTATCTAGTACAAAATTAACTTCTGCTTCTGGCATATTAATATTCTTGCCAGGCGAGGTTAACATCTCAGGGTCAGAGAAGAAGTACTTCACTGATGAACGTCCAGTTGAATCACCCACGGTCACAAAGTCCTTCTCGAACTTGAGTCGTGGTGAATCCACTAGGGATAGAACATTTAGAAATTCATTCAGGTCGTAGATTCCAAATGACTGTGGAAACTCTTCAGTAAGTTCAACAGTAGATAGAACATTACGTGCGACTGAAATAGTCTTTAGTGTGCTGCCTTCTGTGACAACAATGTTCGGGTTAATAGTTGAGTAGTTCTTTAGAACACTCATCGTAGTATCGGATAATTCCATAATATATTCCTCTCGGTTTTGTAATTTATAAAGTGTATGATACCATACGTTTCATTTAAAGTCAAGCCTTTATTTTACTAAAGTTCTTTT